GAGCTGGGCACGCATCGCATCGGTTGCGGCTTGAACCGAATTCGCCGCGGCCTCCATTCCCGATCGGAGACCGTCTATCTGAGCGCTGATAACGACGCTGGTTTCAATATCGGCCATGATAGCCTCTGGGGTTACAAACCGCCGCTGTTTTGCTTAGGGCGAGGCGAGCCTTTGCCGGACCTTTCGGCGATGAATCCAGACCGCCGGCGCAGTTCGGCGAAATCCAAAACGGCGGGAGTCAGACCGGCATGGACATCCCCAGCGCCGAACCCTGGACCAAGTCGGGCCAGCACGGAGACGGCATCTGGATGGGGCCGCTGCTCTCGTTCGAACGACGCTGGCGGCATCTGCGCGCGTCTGTCTTTACCGACCCCGAGATAGGCAGCGACGAGCAGATGAAGCGGCGGATGCCTTGCCCAGTAAGATGTCAGCTCTTCGACCTGGAAGAGCGTCATCTCGTCGATTACGGGGTAGCTATAGCCACAGGCGGTGGCAAGGATGCCGTAAATTTCTCGCCAGTAGTCACCACCCCTGATATCGTGGCCGAAGCTGCGCTGTTCGCCCCCGACCCGATCCCGGGGGCAGGCGGCTCCCCCGCGGGAGCTCCTCCTGGCTTCAGGCCTGAGCCGGTGAGCACGGCATTCAGCACCGCACTCGCATTACCGAGATCGAGCAGATTTTCGACTTTCCCCGGAGTCATCTCGGGATAGTTGCGCTGCAGCGCTGCCGTGACGATGTCTACCAGCACCGCGATCTGCTGCTCGCCCATAGAGGCGCCGATTTCGGTCAGTTGCCTTACCTGCGGCATCAGCCGGCGAAGCTGCCCGAGAGTGAGCGGCGGCACTACCCACTCCTCACCTCCCATGGCGACCGAGACGCCGGGGATCATCACTCGACGGTGCTCAAATAGCCGATCGCTCCGGAGGCGTCGGCAAAAGCGGTGAAGTCGAGCTCGCTGATCGTCCAATTATCGAGCTTGGTCGGCAGCGACAGCTTATTTGCCGTGCAGGCGTTGAGCCGGAGGGCGGTGCCGCTGCCGTTGTAGGCGCTATAGAAGGTCGCCTTGAAAGTGGGGGTAATACCCATTGGCTGATTCGAGAGGGCCAGCTTGTTGCCGCTCGTCGCGATGTTGTAAGTATACGAGATCAAGACCGCAGCACTGGCATCGGCAGACGAGAAAGTATATAGCCCAGTGGCAAAATTGACCGAATACTGGCCGGCACCCGACGGCGTGGTCACCCGGTTGAAGCGTTTTCCGCTCCCGGCATAGCTGACACCAAGATCGTCATTGTAGTTCGCAGCGTTGGCCGGGGTGACGATGTAGGGCGTCGTTGCCGGGACCGTCGCGGCTTCGAGCTGCGACACCGCAAACTGCCCCGTGGCCGGCGTAACTCCGAAGAAAATATCCGAATACAGCAAGCCCAATATCTGCGCGAATTTTGCCTTGCCGGTGATCTTTCCTTGTCCGCGCGCGATAGCTACGGGAAACTGCAGCTGGCCGTAAAGCTCCTTGTCGGACCAGTCGAAATCGATCTGGATGTCCTGCAGGACGCCGAACTGGCGCGGGCCGATGCCCGAACCGACCACATCGGTGCGTTCGCCCCAGACTGCGCCGGAGCCGAAGCTCAATTGCATGTCAAATACTCCCTCTCAAGAGCCACTTCAGCCCCTCCTTCGCGGCGTGGGCGATATTCCAAGCCTGCGTATCGCGGGCGACGGCCGAACCCGGGAAATGGTCCGCCCACCACCGCTCAATCAGCTGTTCGACCGCGTCAACAGTAGCGGCTCGGTCAGTGTTGTAATCTTCTTTGGCCATTGGCCACTCCTGCGAATCAAGTCGCACAGAACGAAATTTTGGAGGCGTCAAACGCAGAGGATTTCAACCGGTACGATCGCTATGGCCTGATCGCCGAGAACCCCTTCATCTGTCTGAACCTTGCCTGTTATGTAAGCGTGCTGGACCATTTGAGGCAGTCCCAAGTTCTGGATCCCCGTCACCGGCGAAGGCGATAGCGCAGCTTCGAGCGCATCGAGCAGCGGGTTCAAAATCGCTGTCGGCGCCAAATAAGGGTCGCTCGAATGCGCGTAAATGTAGAAATCGGCATGAAGCGTCCATACGACCGGTGCGCCAAGCTTTTTCACCGTCGCGTGGCCGCCCCTTTCGCTCATGAACAATGCCGGCTGCTCGGCGGGGGCAACATCGGCCCAATGCCGCAAACGCCGGTTAGCCGTGGTGAACCAGGCCGCGCTGGCGCCAAGCTCCCAAAGTGTGGAGTATATCAATTCACGAATTATCATCGGCCGATATTATATGATTGGCGGGAGCGACACCGAACTGCCGCTGCCGGGGATCCTGCTGGTGGCAGAGGAACGTTACGGGAGATCGAAAAATCGTTGCACTACTGCTTCGCGCAACGCCTCTTCCACTCGATCGCGGATCTCTGGATCCATATCGTCGAGCGCTGAGCGCAAAAATGACGGCTCTGGAGCCTCGATCCGGCGACGATAAGACTGCAGGTTGATCGTATTCCCTGTAATCTGCCGCCTTGACGTCTCTTTTGCCCGGCGCAAGTGCGCTCTCGCATCGCCAGCACCAATGGCGGACGGCTTGCGAGTCCCGCCAAGATTGTCGTCGCCGAACACAGTCCCCGCGATGCGGTCCTCGCTTTCCTCGACCTGCGGATCGACATTCGGCCTGAGCGCCTTGCGCTGCAGATCGAGGCAGAGCTCGCTGATTGCCCGGGCAAGCCCGGAAGCGGCTCCGTCAGTAACGGCGCGGAGCCAAGCGATTACGGCATCGTCGCCGACAACACGGCCAGTGATCATAGGACGCTAGATACCGGCGCGGCGCCACCACCGGCTGTTCCTGGCACTGGCTGGATCGCAGCGATCGGTGCTACCAGCCGGTATTGCAGCAGCAAGGTCTTGATCGCATCGCTCATGTCTTTCTGCGCATAGGCGACAGTCTCGGCACCACCGAGGGATCTCGAGACTTCACCGATGCGGGTCCGCTCCCGGTAGCGCAGCGCCACCAGCTCGATGCACGCCTGCGCGACCTCGGGCGGGGTAATCGAATACCCGGCTGTATAGGAAACAACAACATTCTGAGCCCCGCGGCTGAAGCAATAGCCGTAGAGCGCCAGCTGGGTCGCACTGAAGCTATAGCCGGCCGCGCCGCTCGATGTCGCGGCAGGGACGACCTGTCCGTCTATCGTCAAAGAGAGCACCGCGGTGACCGGAAAGCACGCGAGTTGCAGCCGGTGGCCGCCAGTACCGTCGCGCGTCTCGAGGTAATCAGCGGACGCGATCTGTCGGTTGAGCCAAGTCTGGATATATTGGCTCGACGCAGTGATGAGGCGGGTGAGCAATGCGTCGTCGCTGGCCGGAAACGCGGCTTGTCCGGTTTGCAGCCACGCCCTGACATCGGCGAGGGTCGTCAAATCGCCAAAAGCCACGGCATCAACCCTTTTTGGAACGATTGCTCGGCGAGGATTTGGCTCGGGCCGCAGCCACTACCATGGCTTGCTCAAGAACGGAGACAAAGCCATGCGCCGACAACTCGGAAACGGCTTCGGCAGGCACCAGGACATCTCCGTTCAGATCGGCGAGACATCGACATCCGGCATAAGAGCAGCCCCCCGCAGCGTCATGGTGCAGTTTGATAACGCCCACAGAAATCGCGCACCCGCCGGTCGGCGCAAATACAAACCCGCCGGTGGTAGTCAGCGGGAAGACAGCCTCCACAGGCACCTCTATCAAACCGTCGTCATTGACCAAAAATCGCGCTGTCCCGTGATTGGCTTCGTCTTGGCCAAAAGCGGCCCGCAGGGTGATCAACCGTTCGGCGAGAGGGACCCCCGGGATCGACCCGGGGGCTGCCGTGACAGGCGCCTGCGAAGCAGGCACCGGAATGTCGGACATCGGTGTTACCCGTTTGCGATATTGCAGATGACACCCATTGCAAAGGGAGCATAGACCGCCAATACCTCCTCGGCGTAGACGCCGACCTGGCGCTGGCGAGTTACAATTGGCCAGTCGATCTGGTAGTAGTCTTGCCGTGTCTTGATCTCGGCAACATTCGGTACCTCGTTCGACTGGTATTGAATCGGCAGGTTCTCGGCCCAGCCGATGACCGTCCCGGGTGGTACCTTCGGATGGATGCGGATCGGGATGCGAAGGCCCCCGTTCAGCGCAAACGGGTTGTAGTAAAACTGAACCACACCCGACGCGGTCAGCTGATATTCCCCGGCGCTGCCGTCAGCGGGGCTCTCGTATTTCAGCAACGGACCGGAAGCGTTGGACAGCACCTTGGTGGTGATGTTTTTGAGTTCTTGCGAGTTTACAAAGAGAACCGTCGGCGACACCTGGAAGTTGTCCCACATCTTCTGGAACATTGTGTCAATCTCGACGACCGACCCTCGCCCGGATGCGGTCAAAGGCGTACCAGTCCCTACGGTCCCGGTCGGCATGATATTGACGTAAGCGTTCGAGCCGGCCTTCAGCGCCGTCGTCAACAGCCCATCATAGGCATAACTCGGATTGGCCGAGTTGTCGGCTGTAACAGCGCTTTGCGCTTGGGTACCTGTGCTGAGAGGCGCGGCCACAGCCAGGCTGTTGATCGTCGTGATCGCTTGAAGGGTCTCGGTGCCGCTTGCGGTCGAGATGTACCAAGCATAGGCGGCCGCGCCCTGGACAGGATTGACAGAGCAGAACAGCGTCTGCCCGAGAGTTACCGCTTGACTTGCTTCGGCGCTGATATTCGAAGAACCGCCGGACAATGTGAAGTTCTTGCCGTCAGCACCGGTGACCGCCTTCGTGGTCGCGACACCGCCCAGCACGCTGGAATTCTGGTAGCCTTCGAGGGTCAGCGCGACGACCTTGACAAAATAGGTTGCGGCCGGCAGCGATGCGCCTGCGCCCGATGCCGACAATGTGGGGGTTGAAGGGCTACCGAGCGTCAACGAGGCATTGCCAGCGAGGATCGCCATCTCCTCCTTCAGCATCATCTTCTGCAGAAGGCGAAAAGCCATTTGCGCCTGAATGTCCTCGAACTGGCGACCGGCAGAAATCGCCTCGAAGGTGGCGGCGTCTTCCTCGCCAATTGTGACGAAAGGCGAGGTTTTGTTGGATGTCGAATACGACATCTGGCCAGAACGCTGACCTTCGGGCACCCATCCCATCGCGTCGAAACCGGAACCAATGATGGCGTTCACTTGCCGCCAGTTGGTTGCGGAGCCGACGCCGCCGCCCACGCGCGGAACGATGTTCCTCAGCGGCGTGACAAACGGATAGAGGTTTTTGGCTGGTGCCTGGAGGTCATAGGCCAACAATCCAGTCGCGGTCGAAATCGATTTAGCCAGCTGAAAATTTGGCTTTGCCAGAGCCCCTTTCATGAGCTCCAGTGACTCTTGAGTGATTGGGTTCATCAAATTTCCTCCCGAAGAAGGGGGGCAACAAAAAGCCCGGCAAGCACCGGGCTCGGTGACGGCCCGTCTGGGCCGATGGTAGGTCTGCGTGTAAGCTTCAACACGGGTCAGTTAGTCCCAGAGGCTGGTCGAAGATTGATTTTCAGCGCTGATCCGCTGCTGAGCCGGGGATCCGAATAGGGGTCGCGTAGCTGGCCTTTATCAGGGTCAGCGTTTGTTCTTCCTTGCTCATCTTGGCAAGCGCGGCGGCAATCGCTTCCGGTGACAGTTCGGTGTCGCCATTCCCCACGTTGCTTCCACGATCCTCTTGCTTCGATACCGAAACAGTGCCTTTGGCCATCGTCATGGGCGGCAACGGGGTCCGAGCAATTTCATCGACGCGCTTCGCCAGCTTCTCGATCATCGGAACGACTTCCGCCAAAACCTTCGCCAGCGCTATCTTCTCAATGCGGTCATCGGCGAGCGCATCTGCGGTATTGGCGATATCCAGCAACCCCTGATCAGGCCGCGATTGCTCGCCCTTCATGGCCACGCTCTTAAGATCTGATGACCCTGCATCCGGAGTTTCTGACATTGCCGATGCAGATGCCGAGTCCTCGGTCTGCGTTTCGAATGGAGATTCCTCAACCACTTGGTTTGCGTAGGAACTCAAGAAATCGCAAAGTTCAGTAACGATTATCTGCAACTGAACCTGCTCTTGCGGCGGCTCATCCTTGCTCGTTGCTTCCGGCTCGAGAGCGCTCCTCAACCAGTCGAGGTCGGTCATTAGGCGAGCAGCACTCTGACCGACATCGCGCAGACGTTCCGCCAAAGAGGCGGACGACGCGGCATCGTCGGCTTCGGCAGACGAGACCGCTGCGCTCTCGTCCATTTGTTCCCTGGACGCCTCGCTTCTCTCCGCGTTGCGTCCCTCCACCACTCCGGCATCACCCTTTAGGCATCTTAGCGCCGCTGCTTTGGCCAGGTGACGGTGACCTTGAACGCCGCAGGCCCAGATCTGGATCGGGGCGTTGAATGGAACCTGCTGCGGATCGGTTGGGTCGGCCTCAGCGATGAACACCTCTGCAAAGCCGGGGGTAGAATCCGACGCCATCGCTGCCTTCCAGCAGTCGAAAATCGCCTCCGGATTAGCCGGCCGATCGACCAAAGAAATCTCGTTCAAGACGAGGCCGGTGATCGTCTTCGGGTTGCCCGACTCGCGCTGTGTGACGCGCCCGCCAATGGAGAAACCTCGATAGACTTGGTTTCTTACCTTGGCCACCGCGACCGGGTCGACGACATGGGCGACAATGCGGGTAATACCGTCCTCGCAAACCTCGACTTCGAGCGTCGTTCCTGCGGCAGACAGTTGATGCATTTCCCGCAGGGCCGGGAAACGCATGTAGTCCGGGATCGCGGCGCGGATGGCATCCGCCCGAACAATCTCTCCCTGCTCGTCCACAGCCTCGGATGTGGCGATTCCGTGCACCCGCACGGTACCGTCATCCTGAGGCTCGACCTTCTGGATTGCGCCGTAAAGCCGCATCATTCGAAATCCCAGTAAGATAGCGGAATTAGCTATTCACCAAACAGCGAGGCCGCGCCGCAGTTA